TATCGAACAAATCCATATCGTCAACGCCCGGCTATTATGCTGAGCAGTCGTATGGTGCGAGTGGAACTGTCTATCTTTCGCCCCCCGTGGTAGCACTCGAACAATATGGTCCCAAAGCTTCTGAAATAGAAACTATTAAGACTATCGTTGGCACTGATTTGTTGGCTAACGCCTTCTCAGCAGATGCAATGAGTATTGTTACCATGATGGAGTTAGATAAGACTCGTGACTTAATCACGGGCGCGGCTTCACGTTGGAGCAAGATGTTCGAGAAAGCTTTAAATCAAGACTTAGCGAAAGCTGACAAGTTCCTTACAAAAATAGGGGGCTTAGACAGTAACGCTTTTAAAAGAATTGATCGACGCTTTCAAAGATATCGACGCTTACTTACGGACAAAGAGGCTTGGTCTAAATTTCCACCCCATGCGAGGAAGTCAATTAAAAATTGGCTTCGTAGCTCGGAGGGAAAGGCCGCCTGTTTGGCGAATGGGTACTTGGAGTTTAGATATGGGTGGAAACCCACTGTCTATGACATTCAAGACCACTTCGCAGCCCTGGGGAATATTTCACAACCCAGTCGAGAAGATAACATCCGGAGGTTCAAACAATCAAAACAAGGCTTTATTCGGAAAACATTAACCAAGGCATTCGTGCCTGTACGGTATAATGCGCCGATTGTCGCCAAGTTTGAATTGTCCGGAAAGTGGAAAGTTTCTGCGGGTGCAATCGTTAGACACGATGTCCCAAAGGAACTGCAAAAGCTACATGCCTTTGGTATGTTCAATGCCTTGACCTCAATTGCGGAGTTGGTACCACTCAGTTTTGTTAATGACTGGTTTAACAACTTCACGACCTATTTAAAGGCTCTTGAGAATACAAGGATGAACACGTTCTTCGACAAGTGGACCTCGGTCTCTTACGAAGCAACGCTAAAGTGCACTAATGCTGCCCAGGATTATATCATGGATGCCCAAACGTCGGATTATAAAATATATAATCGCGATTTAGGACTTAAAACAGGAGTTGTCTGGATACCTAACCCTATGAACGACCTTAGATGGTACGACATAACGGCCTTGGCTTTCAACAAACTCACCCATGGTGTATTTAAATCAAAACATTTGCGCATATAGCGCGTCAACTCTGAGTGTAGAAATACACAAAAAGGAAATCCCTATGGCTAATTTTAGCTTTTTACGCGACACAACTACCATGGTATCCCGCCTGTTTTCACAGGAGAAAGATCGCCAGGTTTTCGTTGTTCCAACCGAGCATACCCTAGTAAAACGTTCGTTAGTTTTACTTAAACGTATCATTTCAGCTTCAAAGAACGCTTCACAGCAAAAATCGTCTGTGTTACGTCTCCGAGATGCAATGATTGATGCGGGTCTGCCAACAGCCCGTGTGGGCAGTAACAGTGTTGAAGTTATCTTCAACGTTGCTCGTGGTACCCCAAATGAAGATATTACTGCACTTATTAATGATGCTAAAGGCTTGCTGGCAACTACTGAAGTTGACCAACTGGCCCGTAACCATTATTTGGTTGCTTAACAGCAACCGTGCTTCTGCGGCCCTATTTGGGCCCCATTACCTTCTATTGAGGAACCTTCTGATGAATAATTCACAGAAAGAACAAAGAACTAACCTGGCTAAGAGATTAACCAAAGAGTCATGTTCCACAAAAGTACAAACTGATTTATGGGAGGATTTGGTATATCATAAGATAATCAATACGTTCTCTCATAATGCGTTCATTCCGGTACCACTCCGTGAATTGATCATGGCCACAGCATCCGAAGACCCCAGCACCCGACAAGGTGCTATTAAAGGTTTTTGTGATGAATGGCTCGATAAATTCAAGGTCGATGGTACTGTGGAGCAGATTGAAGCTGTCTATCAGCTGAAACTGTTCCTATCTAAGGTACCCTTTCGAGGAGACAAAGATAGTTGCAGACAAGCAGCTATTGAAACTTTCTTGGATGGGGAACGTCGTTGTCGTGAGACAAACGAACGTTTAGAGGTCCTCTTTTCTAACCCCCAAAAATGGTTGGATTTGAGTTCTCTCTCAGAGAGCGAACGCGATTTGGTCTTACGAGTCCGCGCCGAATTCTTCCGAATATTTGGAGATTTCGACGTGGATAAGTTTGAACGAATCATCAAAAGTGCTTCCCGCTTCGGTCCCGGCCAAACGGCCGACGACGTGCGTGGGTATGAAGACGCCGATAAAGACACGCGCGATAAGCGCAAGGTCCGGTGTTCGACGATCCACAAGATGTCTCGTTCTTTATATTTGACGAGCGCTTCGAGGCAATATCTAAAACCGCTCTTACGAGCGAATCATAGCTTCACCAAAACGCTATACCTCTCGTCTCTACCTAAGGATAATCCGGATTTTTGGGATTACACCGTAGCAACTGCTAAGGTCCTATATGAAGGTGACGATGTTATTCGATTTATCGATGACACAATGGTATACGAACAGAACTATGATAGAATATCCTTTGTTGCCAAAAACGCAACTACTGACCGTACGATAGGCTTACAAACCGGTGTTACTGGTATGTTACAGCTTTCTACGGGCAAGGAAATGAAGACTTCACTTCTTAATTCCGGAATCAACCTCTACGACCAAAGCATTAATCAGATGCTTGCTTTACAGGGTTCGTTGCACAATCACGTAGCAACGATGGACCTGAAGAATGCAAGCCAGACTATAGCTAAGAACGTAGTAAAGTTGGTATCTCCGATTGAGTGGTACATGTTCCTAGTAAGCCTCCGAGCCGAATCTGGTTTATTAAATCAACCAAAGTTCGGTTATGATGGAGAGCTTATAAGATATGAGTCTTTCAGTTCTATGGGCAACGGGTATACTTTTGAACTCGAATCCGGTATTTTCTGTGCAATAGTTCGCGCAGTAGTAGGATTAGGGTCCAAAAAGCATCACTTAATTAGCATTTATGGGGACGATATTATATGTCCCTCAGAAGATGCGGAAGCGGTGCGCCGTGCGTTAGAGTGGTTCGGTTTCCAAATAAATGAGGATAAAACCTTCATTGATGGGCCGTTCCGTGAATCGTGTGGTGTAGACTCCTATAAGGGTAAAAACATAAGACCTATGGTGATCAGTCGCCGTATCCGTTCATATAGAGATATTTGGTTTTTACTTAACAAAATCTCTTATACATGTTTGGATAGACGATCGCTTTTATTGCAGGATGTGTATCATACACTCTGGGGTTTGTTACCCTCTGAGTTGATCCTTCCTGGGCCCTTGACTTTTGCATTTAAACCGCACGAGACAAGGGAGGGTTCTTTTGAGTTAGATGTCGACGACTTAGAGTCAGGCGTTAAAATGCCGTTATCGAAAGCCTTAGATTATAAAACTCATGTAGAAATGTGCAAACGCGGTGTTATAAGGTATGTTCGCATGAAAGTGCGACAGCTTATGGATACCGATGGCGAATGCGGGTTTATCACTGAAAAAGAAAGTGATATTCGTATTCTAGGGGGGTATTTCTCTCCTTGCTTTTCATTAACCCAACCGACTTTTATACGATTCGATAAAAAGAATCGTCCAAAGTTGCAAGTACGAACTCACGACTCTAGTCTTAAAGTTATGGCTGGCATAAGTGGTTTGTTATTAGGTCAAGTACCGGTTCGAGATAAGATTGCACTCGAACTCAAAACCGTGGAAACGGTAGTGTGGGAAACCTACACAAGTGAAGACCTGCGGAGATATTATCCCGGGTAGTTGACGGTACGCTTACAGACCCACTGTTAAATGGGGC